TAGTTAACAACGGATGTTTTACGACCGGATTTGATGCGCCGTTTATTGATATGATCGGCGTTTTGCGGCATACGACTTCGCCGGGGCTTTGGGTCCAGATGCTTGGCCGGGGAACGCGCCCCGTCTGGATGCGGGGTTTTGACCTTACCACAAGGGAAGGGCGGCTTGCGTGCATTGCGGCGGGCGTTCCAAATTGCCTTGTTCTTGATTTCGCAAAGAATACGGCGCGACTTGGCCCAATCAACGACGTTAAAAAGCCCGCGCCGCGCGGCAAGAAGGGCGACGCGCCCGGCGACGCGCCCGCCAAGTCTTGCGAAGTTTGTTTAGCTTACAATCACGCAAGCGCCCGCCATTGCTGCGAATGCGGGGCTGAATTTGTCTTCCGCGTCAAGATTGCTCAAACCGCAGCAACGGACGAATTGATTGCCGGAAGCGATCAAGCGGTTGAACCCGTCGAAGAATGGTTTGACGTTGAAACGGTAACATATTCGAAACACGTTCCGTGGAATGGCAAGAAACGGGGTTTGTTCAACCGCGCCGTTCCATCGCTGCGCGTAACTTACAATTGCGCCGGGGTCCGTGCGTTTTCGGAATACGTTTGTTTCGAACATGAGGGACACGCGCGCGCCAGCGCGGAACAATGGTGGCTTGAAACCGTCGCGGCCCCGTATGCAGAAAACAAATTGCCGGATTCCGTCGATGAAGCCTTGCGGCTTGCGGATCGTTTGCGGCAACCCGGAAAAATCCGCGTTTGGATCAACCGCAAAAACCCCCGCGTAATGTTCCGGGAATTCTAAATCATGAACGCCAACGAACCCAAATTGACGCCCGAACAATCGCGCGCGCTTTCCCAAGTGATTGCCCGAACGGTTGAACTTGTGGTTGCCGCAAGCGGCTGGAATCGAACTTGCCTAACGTGCGCCCACTTCAACGAAGCCGCCGAACTTTGCACGCTTTACCAAGCCCGCCCGCCTGCGCGCGTGATTGTTGAAGCTTGCCCGGCATGGGCCGGGAATCCTTTTTAGCCCTAGGGTTTGCGGGTTTTTTGCTGAATGTTGAAAAAAGATATTTACAAGCCCGCCAAATTCTGCGAAGCTGCGCCCGTCATGAATACCGCAACCGATCAACTCGCCGTCCCGTCGAAGCTCAAGCTTAGACAAGTTTTCAAAACGCCCTTTGCCAAAATCGAAGGGCAACCAGTTGAAAACAGTCCGGGCGTTTGGTTCAAGCGCATCCTTCCAAACGACTGCGCTTATCCGGTCACGGTCGCAACCCATCACGGAATATTGAAGGTTTACCGTGGAACCGCAACTTGCCTTTCTGATTTGGGCGTTTTGCAAACCGTCGATTATATGGCGGCGGAATCAACAACCTTTGTTGCAACCGTAAATTATAAAAGCGAAGCCGGGGTTAATTACGTTTCAGTTTTTACGTTTTCCAAAGCTAACGCTTTGGCTAAGCCAAATTGGCATTACGTTAAAACAACTTTCAACATCGGCAACGACGGTTGTTATAACCAAATTGTCCGCCACGAAAAGACCAACAACGCCGAAGCCAAAATTTTGATGGAATCGTTTTCTGAAAGCAACGCCGTTTGCAGTTGGTCCTAATTTCTCGCCCCCACAAACAACAAACCGAATAAAACAAGATGGCAACCAAGCCCGCTAAAAAAGCCCCGGCAAAAAAAGCCCCGGCGAAGAAGACCGCAGCCAAACCGGCAGCAAAGAAACCCGCAGCCAAGCCCGCTAAACCGGCAGCCAAAAAGCCGGTTGCGAAGAAAGCCGCAAAACCAGCCCCCAAAGCCCCAGCAAAGCCCGTCAAGGCTGCCGCTGCGCCCAAGGGCAAACCTGCCGCCAGCAAGCCCGCAGATGCGCCCACGGGCGCAGGAAAGCGGGAAATTAAGAATGGCGTGGCCCGCCCGCGTCCGAATTCTATTGCGGCCCAATTGTGGGCGATTGCGGATGATTTGAAAGCGAAGCTTGGACGCCCCCCGGCACGCTTCGAATTCCGCCAAGCCTGCGAGGGGAAAGGCTTCGTTTCCCATACTATTAGCTTCCAGTTTCATTTCTGGCGGACCTTTAACAGCATTCCGGGCCGGGCATTGGGAATCTATCCAAAGCGCAATTCCTTTGAATTGAGCGTTCCAACGCCATACGTCCGCAAACGCGACCAAAAGGAAGCCGCCGAACCTGCCAAGGCTGCCAACAAGCCCGCCAAAGCTTCCAAGCCTCCGGTGGAATACTGCGCGCCGCCGGAAGGTGAGGACGAAGCGCAAGCGGGCGTTTCGTCGCGCCTTAGCAAAGCTTCCGCGCAAGCGGCGAAATAAGCGAAGCGGCAAAACAAATTCCGCCGGGGTTGGAACCGCCCCGGCGGAAACTTTTCTAAACAATGTTGGAAACTCTAAAATTCGTTCGCGCGGCAGTCTGTAAGACCGGCCAACAAAATCCGGCCTTTATGCATTTCCGCATTACCGGCGGCACGGTTCAGGCGAATAATGGGCGGCTTGCCATGCAAGCGCCGTTAGCAACGGATTTGGATTGCACGCCGCACGCGGGGCAATTCCTGCGCGCAATCGCAGCGTGCGAAGATGTTATTTCCTTGCATATGGAAGCCGGGCGGCTGGTTGTCCGATCCGGCAAATTCAAAACGCACGTTGTTTGCTGCGACAACGCAAGCTTTCCGCGCTACGTCCCAACGGGCGCAATTTACCCAGTCCCGCAACCCATCCTTCCCATTCTCGAAAAGTTGTTTCCCTTTGTGGCAACCGATGATCGGCAGCCTTGGGCGTGCGGCGTTTATTTCGTCAATAATTCCGCGTTCGTTACCAATTCAATAACCATTGTCGAACACTGGTTGCCGCTCGCTTTCCCGGTTATCGCCAACATTCCCCGCGACGCCATCGCGGAACTTTTGCGGCTGCGCCTTGAGCCAACCGCAATCCAAGCTTGCGCCCATGCTGTCACGTTCCACTTGCAAGAAGGCGCTTGGATAACTTGCCGCCTGTTGGACTACAAATGGCCCAACGTCCAAGCCATCTTCGAAACCGCGAGCAAATCAGGCGCGGCAATGATCGGCGCAAGCCAATTGGAAACATTGCTAAACGACGTTGCGAAAATTGAAAAGTTCGTTGATGACTTGGGCGCGGTCCATTTCCACAATGGGCAGATTGCAACGGTTCCCCTTGGCGAACCCGGAACGTTTATTGATTGCCCGGCTTCGCCCGGCAAAGGTATCTTTCGCGCGGATCAACTGGCGGCGCTTCGCGGCGTTGCCGATTCCATCGGGTTTGACGCATACCCCGCGCCGGTCCCGTTTTATGGGGGCGACTTGCTGCGCGGGGCAATGGTAGGGTTTAAGGGGCGCTGAATATGGAACTTCAAGGTTTTTTCTGGAACGTTGACCCGTTCAAAAAAGCGAGCGAAAAGCGCACGCCACCGGCCCCAACATGGCTTGAAGATGATTATTTGCCGGGATTGGAGGAAGCACGGGCGGCACGCTTCCAAATCATGAGCGAAGCGGATTTGGAAATTGCCGCTGCGCGCGGGGAGCAACTTGTTTGTGATATTGAAGTTTTTCCAAATTACTTTTTAGCCGCGTTCTGCAACATGGAAACCGGCGCGGTTTGGTTTGCTGAATTTGATTCGTCCGGCTTTGGAATGTTGATTGACCCGGAACGCGCGCGGCTGCATTGGATTTTGCATAACTTCGAAATTGTTACCTTTAACGGCAACTCTTTTGACGTTCCGTTGCTGGCGCTTGCGTTGGACGGTCGAACCTGCGGGGAAATCCATCATGCGGCGCAAATGATTATTCAGCAAGAAATCAAGCCTTGGCAGGTCTTGAAGGCATTCAGCGTTGAACCGTTGGAAATCAACCATATTGATTTGATTGAAGTTTGCCCGCTTCAAGCATCTTTGAAAATCTATGGCGGGCGGTTACACGTTCCCAAAATGCAAGATTTGCCGTTTCAACCGGAACGGAACTTGTCGCCGGATCAAATTGATATTGTCCGCTTCTATTGCGTGAACGACCTAACAACAACGGCGTTTGTTAACGTTGGTCTTTCTGAACAAATCAAAATCCGGCGCGGAATGTCCGCTAAATATAATCTTGATTTAAGAAGCAAATCCGACGCGCAACTTGCGGAAGCGGTAATTAAACACGAATTGCAAAAGCTGAACGGCTACAAGATAAGCGCGCCAGAAATCGAACCGGGAACATCTTTCGTTTACAACGTGCCGCCTTTCATTTCGTTTCGCTCGCCTCAAATGCTGGCGGCGCTGGATGCCGTGCGCCGGGCGCGCTTTGTGGTTAGCGAATCCGGTTCACTCATCAACCCGCCCGAATTGGAAAGCCTCAAAATTGATTTTGGCGGCGGGGTTTATCGGATGGGCATTGGCGGCTTGCATTCGTCGGAGGAAAAGACCGCGCACGTTTCAAACGCTGAATTTAAGATTGTTGACCGTGACGTTGCGAGCTATTACCCGGCAATTATTCTTAACCAAAAGCTTTACCCGCTGCATTTGGGCTTCGACTTCTTAACCGCGTATCAATCGCTTGTTTCCCGTCGCCTTGATGCGAAGCGGAACGGAAACAAGGTTGAAGCGGATATGCTCAAGATTGTTATTAATGGAAGCTTCGGCAAATTCGGTTCGAAGTGGTCCGCGCTTTACGCGCCGCACCTTCTTATCCAAGTAACAGTCACGGGGCAATTGTCTTTGCTTATGATGATTGAAAGACTGGAAATGGCTGGCGTTTCAGTTCTTTCGGCAAATACGGATGGAATCGTTTTGCGATACCCGCGCGCGATGGAACAAACGTGTTTGGAAATCGTGCGCCAGTGGGAAATCGAAACAGGATTTGAAACGGAAGAAACTGAATATTCCGCGATTTATTCCCGCGATGTTAATAATTATATTGCCGTTAAGCCCGATGGCAAAGCGAAGACAAAGGGCGCTTACAACATTCCCGAAGGCATTTTCCGTTTCCACAAGAACCCGACGAACCTGATTTGCGTTGACGCTGCTATTGAATGGTTGACCAAGGGAACCCCGGTTGCTGACACAATCCAGAATTGCCGCGATTTGCGCCGCTTTCTAACCGTGCGCGCCGTGAAGGGCGGCGCAGTGAAAGACGGCGTGTTTCTAGGCAAAGCGGTTCGTTGGTATTACTCGACGCAAACCGGCGGGGAAATCGTGTATTCCTCAAGCGGCAACAAGGTTCCAAAAAGCGACGGCGCGCGCCCCTGTATGCAGTTGCCCGACACGTTCCCGGATGACGTTGATTTTCGCCGGTATGAGGGTGAAGCGGTTGAAATCCTGCGGGAAATCGGGGCAATCTGAAAAAAATTTCCTTGTTGTTTCAAGGGTTTCCGGGGTTTTTCGAAGATTGTTAAAGTTTTTTCTTGTCGTCCGGGTCGGATCGTGCGAAGCTGCGCCCGTCATGAAAAACAAATCGTTCCAAACTTCACTTCGCGAAATCTTCACCCCAGCTTATGATATGACGATTGACCGCCCTTATACCGGCAATCATTACGATTATTGGGTAAGCTTTTTTCGCAACGGCGATTCGGTCACGGTCAACCATCACGGTTGCCAAGGTCTTGCCCCGGTTCGTCCGTTGCTCAAATCTGAAACCTATTCGATTGAAGGGTTGCTTTCGGGTTTGATTGCCCAATGCCAAGATTTGGGAGTTGCCTTTGATTGCGTTGACGACTTGCCCGAAGGTTTTTCGCTGCCCATCCAATAGGCAAGTTCGCCGGGGTTCGATCCCCCGGCGAAAATTCTAAACAAGATGAAAATTAAAATAACTCAAACCGTTGAAATCGACCCGGCCAAATGGGCGCTTGAATACGGAGTTGACCCGAAAAACGTTCGGGAAGATGTTCAATCGTATTTTAAAGGCTGGTTTCAGCAACAAATCAACGCCCTTGGCTTGCAGCCGGATAACGCGCCCGGCGGTCTTCAATGCCCCAGCCTAAAAGCCCCTTGACGGCGGCGGGCGTTTAGCCCATGCTTCCAAGCGTCCGAAGGCTTTTGCGGGTTGTTCGGCGCTTCATGACGAACGGGCCGGGGTTGCGTTGGGTTTCGAGTTTCCCAACAAAGCCCCGGCCCAATCGTTTACGGAATGGTTGCTTCGGCTGAAAGCGTTTCTTCCGGCCCCCAAACGTCAACCACGCCGACGCGCCAATAAAATGGCCGCACGGGGGCCGCAATCGTCGCGTCTGGCGTTTCCCGCGTCGCAATGAGGTTTCCGGGGCCGGGCGTGAATCCGGGCGTTGTGGACCCATAAACGCGGAATTCCTTTTCGTCGCCTTCCTCCGGGGCATAAGTCCACGTTGCGGGGTAGTTGTCGCCGGTCGGCGCGCCCACGGCAAGCGATGTTGGCGCGGACACTGGCGCGGGGTTGGTTAGGCTGATTTCTAGTTGTGGACCGTCGCCGCCGCTGTTGTAGGCTGAAACCTTGAAAACCAGCGTTCGACCCGTGCCACCGTCCGCCGTATAATCATCAAAGGAATAATCCGCGCGCACGGCTGAACCGGGTTCGATTTCCCGCAGCATGGAAGCGCCCGCCCAAACTTCAACAAGATAACCGCTTGCCCCGCTAACTGCCAGCCATTTGGCGGTTGCAGTCAGCCCAACGAATGGGCTTTGCGTTGTCGTTTCCGGCGCAGGCGGAACCGCAATATTGCTTCCCACAAGGTAATTTTCGCTTGTGGTCCAAATAACGTTTCCGTTCAAGGAGAATGGCGCAACGCGGGCTTTCAGCGTGCCTAAGTTGCTTCCCAATTCAACCGGCGGCGCGGCGTAATTGCCCGCCGGGTTCCAAGTGTCGCCGTCATCATAGGAAACTTGGAGGACGTAAGACGCAGCGCCCGCGACCGGCTGCCAATCAATATAAACGCGTTCAGCTTTTTCGGGAACTGGCGCAACCGTGACCCATCCAACCGCCGGGTTGGTTTTGTTCTTGATGACGGATTTTTCAAGCAACGTTCCCGGCAACGTGTCTTCGAACCCGTAAACTTCCGGCGCGTAATTGACGGCGCGAATTTCAACCGTTTGCTCATCTAGCGGTTGAATTCCAACAACCTTTGCAAGCATGGCCCAAACATCGGCAACGCCGAACGCAAAAAGCGGCGGAACCCTATCGGTCGAAAAATCCAAATCGGCTTCCGGGTCACTTTCTAAAATAACTTTGTTCGGGGCGCTGCCGGGCGTTACCGTAATCGGCAACCCGTTCAACGCGCCGTCATCGCCACGGATTGCTAGTTTGTGGACAATCAGGGCCGAAGCGAACGAAACTTGTTCCGAAAGCGTCATTTCGCGCGTTTCAGGGTCATAATCAAGAATGATACCCCCTTGGCCCATTCGGATTGTGTCGTGCGTGATTGCGATTAAATCCATAAACGCCGGAATATGCCCTTCTAAACCTGTTTGAAAAACAATCGTTTTTCGCTGCAACTCGCGGCGTGCTTGAATATACAAGCCTTCTTGATAAGCCTTTGCCCGGCTTGTGCATCCGGGGAATTTTACGCGGTCAAGGTTCAGCCCATCACGACCCGGCAAAACGCAATTAACTTCTTTCGTTTTCCAAGTGTCGGCGTCCGTGTATTCAATCGTTACCCCGTCGAATGGCTGGAAATCGAACATTTGAAGATTCTTTTTCAAAGAACCTTTAATGATGTTATGTTGATTAAATACCCCTGCGGGCAAGCTTTGGGGAACATCGCGAACCGCCGAAATAAGCGAACCCTGCGGAATGGGCAAAGCGCGCCCAACGCGAAGCGCCATTTTCGCAGCCTCCCAAACGGACAGCGGGGAATCAAAGACCCAATCAAACCAGTCTTCTCGCGTGTCGTAGGTTTGCGCCAACGCGTAAAACGTAGGCAAATCAAGAAACTCATCCGTTAGCTTTGCGCCGTAGGTGGATCGAAAAATATCGCAAGCCGCCCAAACAGGATTCCGGGTTGCCACAAGCGGACCCCATCCGCCGCCCGGCGTCCAAGTTGACAACTTGCGCGTGCAAATGACGTTGAAGCTTTTTGAACTGCTATCGTTAAGGGAATTTGTCGCAAGGGCTTTCATTGCGATCATTGTAACGTTCCCGAACGTTCCAAGATTCTTTGAATAACCTTTGACCGTTTCCCAATAAACTTGCGATGCGATCTTGGTAGAAGCGGGCCGGTCGGTAATGCGCTGGCCCCGGACCTGATAGCGCCCCGCCGGAACGTCAATAGAATAGGTAATTCGTTGCGGCGTATTGTCCTGCCGGGTGATCGTTGGATTCGCGAGCGTTTCCCAATCTGCGCCATCCACCGGCAAACCATCCGCGCCAATTTCGCGATATTCGAATTTGAGTGTAACGGAATAACTTCGCAAATTGCCTTTCTTCGAAAGACTGTAAAGCCCTTGAGGCAATGAAACATCAACCGCCAAGCGATGAATGGGGTTTTCAAATTCATTAACAACGAACGGACCCGAAACCGCGAACCCGTCTTGATTCGGTCCCAATAGTTCGATGTTGGAAACTTCCGCCGCCGTGTAAACGGCGCTTTCAATCAAAGAAACCGTTGAACCGGGCGGGACAATCTCCAATTCAACTTCGGTAAAATCGCTTGTTGGCGTGTCGTCAAGTTGCGTCGCTTCAATATCAAATTCGCCTTGCCCAAGGCAAAAAAGGGAATATTGAAATTGTTGATTTCCAATATATTCCGAATAAGGGCGGCAAGCGTAAGTTGGCCAATGACGAACGCGGCCAAATGGAACTTCGATAGGTTCCCCCGGACGGAATCGGTTGGTTTGGCCGCGCAGGGTATAAACAGAATCGCCGGGCGTCGTGTCGCCGGGAATCTTCGGGTCCGGCATTAGCAGATAAGCGGCAATGCCCACAAGGACGCCCACGACAAGCGCAACGATCAAGATTGCTACCCCTTGCGGAACGTGAACAAAGGCGGCAACGTCGCCCGCAGCAAAGCGCACGGTTTCCCATTCCGCGCGCATTAAAATGCGTCCGTTAAACTGTAAAACTGTCGGGCGGTCAAATTCCACGAAGTCCGGCCCGAAGTGTTCTTGCAGCCACTCGCGCGGCGTCGTCCCAATTTCTGCCGGAAAGCGTTGAATATCTTTGAGCGGTTCAAAAGGGTTTAGAATAAAAACAACTTGGGACATTATCGCAAACGGTAAAAGGTGAAGTTTTGAATCCCCGACGCCCTAACGGATGGGATTGATTGGAACAAAACGCCGGAACCTTGGCGAGCGTGGAAAATGCCGCCGCCGTCCGTGTCCAACCAAAGCCCGACGTGCTCAACCCTACGCCCGCGCGACATACCAACCGCGACAAAGTGACACGGTTCCGAAATTGGTTGCCAATGGGCTGCAATTTCGCTTTGGGCGTTCTTGAGCATTCCGGCAAGCCCGCTTTGTTCAACGCCCGCATAGGGGCAAAGCTCAACGCCGCGCCGGGCCAAATAGACGAACCGCAGCAAGCCCCAGCAATCGAACGCATCCGGGCCACAAGCGCCCGAAACCCAAGGCTTGCCCATCAAGCGCACGCAAAAGGCTATATCCTCACTTTTCAAAGCGGCGGAAAGCGCGGGCTTGAATAAAGTTCCGTAGGAAATTTAAGGTTCAGGAAATCGACCGGCGCGGCCCGCCCGCTAACTTGCGCTTCGGAAACCGAAACGTCTTTTAAAAATAGACGCAACGGCGGGTCCATTAGCGGCGTTTCCAAATCCGTTGACAAATACGGGCGATAATAGATTTCAACCGGCGCGGGGAACTGCATGGCAGCCTCGCAAAAATCCGAAACTCGGTTGTTCGCGTTGTCCATTGTCAAAGTCAATTCTTGCAAGCCGCCGTCATCGGTCGCCGGAAGATTGAAGCTAAACGCGCAAGCCCGGAATTCGATAAACTCGCCTTCCGGGTCGGTTTTAATCATCTTATGGAAATACCCTTGGACAAGGTAAAGCGGTTCGCTCATTGATTCATGCCGCAATTCCAGCGTATGAACATGGGACACTTGCGCGGGCGCTAAAGCGTAAGCTTCGACAAGCGCCGGGTGAAGATTGGGATTCATTCGGGGCTAATGATGCGCCTTTGGGCAATTGACCCGGCGGGCGATGTTACGAATTTCTTCCGCAAGTTCCCGCTGAACCCGGTTGCCTTCGGCAATGATTTGTTCAAGGCGGGTTGAGTGCTCGCGGTTTTGTGTCAAAAGCTCGCTTGTCAATTCGTTGTTACGTTGGGCCAACGCGTTCCGCTCAAGCTGCGCGGCGGCTTCGCGTTCGTCGCGCGCTTCTTGCAACTTTTCTTCCCGCTTGGCAGTCCAACGCGCTAGAATAATAAACAAAGCCATTCCAACTAAACCGATCCCCCATTTTTCCGCGATGCGTTCCCAAAAAGGCGCATCTTCAACGGTCATTGCCACAATGGAAGAAATCGGAATCACGGCTTGGAAAAGGTCTTTCATGCGACGGCGCGAATGAATTTTCTAACGGAGGAAATGGGACGGGTTCGGCGATAAACTCCGTCGCCTTCGCGGCTGCCGCTGCCGTCCGTATTGCCTTCGATGGTTTCGATAACGTCACCCGTGACCCCAACCACAAGGCCAACGTGCGAAGCGCGGGCAAGGGTGAAAACGTCGCCCGGCTGCGGGTTGGACACGAAGGAAACCCCTTTGCCGTGGTTTGCCTTGGCCCATGTCTCAAAGTCATAGGCAACCGGCGATGTTGGCAAGGTGAAGCGCACGCTTCCTGCGCCAATCGCTCGCGCAGCAACAAAGAACAACCAGCAGATAAACGCCGCGCAATAAGGTTCGCTGTTGGCGTATCCGCCCGGGTAGCTTGTTGCCTTCCAATATTTCGCAATTCCCGGCCCTAGATTCTTGCTTGTTTCTCTAATGCCGACTTCCTGCCCGGCAGCTTCAACAAGAACTTTTCCAAACTTGTTTGACCCGCTGCAATCCGCTTCAAACGCCGCAATTGCCGCAAGGGTCTTCGGCCCCAAATCCCCGTCAATTAACCCGTATTTTGCGGGAGGCGGGCCGAAGTCAAAGCCGAGTGCCTTTAACCCTGTTTGAATAAGAAAAGCTTTGGCGTCCCAACCCATGCCGCAAAGGTTGGGAAACCTTGCCTTTCCGGTCAAGCTATTTGGCGGGGATAACGTAAGTTGAACTTACGCGCAAACCGTTTGGGCTTTGATAGCTGCCGGAAATTCCCCGTTCGTCGCCTTGGATGGAAACGACGCCCCCGCAGGAAACCAGCGAAAAGCTTAACGCCGACAACGCCGCAAAAATCATTATTAACGGCAATGTTTTTCCTGCGTCTTTATAACTGCCATCAAGCGCGCCATTATCCAGCAAATCCCCGAAGATGTTAATTGCCGGTTTCATTGCCAACAGGAAAACCGCCACGGTTCCAATTTTGGCAGCGATGGCGTCCGGCAGCATTTGCAAGACGGCGACGGTTTCCGGCGAAGGGTAGGCCAACGCGGCGGCGAAAATCCCGAAAAGTTGAATGATATTCAACAGGATTGACACAAAGGGCGAACGCCCTTTTAGCGGTTTGGTTTCTTGATTCATTGTTTTTTCCTTGGTTCGTGGTTTGTTTGTTATGGCAAATCCCGCAAAATTTGGCGGGTCACTGTGAACCGCAAACGTTGCGAGGTTGATTTATCAAACGGCGTGTTAAACGTGATTTGAACAAAGGAAGTTCCGGTTGTAGTTCCCGCCGAAAGAATTTGTTTAATCCGCGTCGCTGCGGTTCCGGTTCCCGAATTGCGCGTTAGCTGCGTCGTTTGTTTCCAGTCGGTCGAAGTTGAAGCGTTCGTTGTGGAAACCGAATCAAACGTAAACATGGAACCCGTCACGGCAGGGAATCCGAAAGTTGTATCATCAACAACCGCTTTTGCGTTGGCTTCGTTATAAGCGTATGTTGCCGTATTCGACAGCGCCAAAAGATAAGTTGCCGTTGAACTACGACGAACAAATTTAACCGTTATTCCGGGATCGCCCCCAATTTGCGCCGGTTCCACTGCTGGCCCGGTAATGGCGCTTGTAATGCGCGCAACTGAACTTGAAACCATTGAAGCAATGGTTGCCAATCCAAGCGAATTGAAATAAGTTCCCGGCGTCGCAAGCCGAACGTATCCGCTTGCGCCCATTGCGCCGGGGTTGGCTGCATTGGTAATTGTGAAGCTTGTTGACGTTGGAACGGTCGCAACCGTGAACGTTCCGTTATAGGCGGAAACCGACGCGCCAGAAATAACAACTGAATTTCCGACGCTCAAGCCGTGCGCGGATGAAGTGTTAATTGTAAAGGTTGTGACTGTTGAACTTGCCGACGAAATCGCAAATTGCTTCGGAATGACGCTGCGAAGGTCCAACTTGTCCCCGGCCAAAAAGTGAGTTGCCGCCGAAAAGGTAACGTCAACCGCCGTTCCGCTCCCCGAAATGGTAAGCATGGAATGCTTTTGCGGAATCCCGGTTGATTCGCTGCCCAATTCGTAAATTTGCGACCGGCCCGAAATGGTTTGCGTGACCGTGTAAGAAAACTGAATTTGATCGTCAATTTCAATGGAAACCGGGCTTGGGAGTTTAACGCGGCAAAGGGAACTAAGAATGCTTCCCAAGCTATAAGCCGACGTTGCCGACGCGAAGTTGACTTGGAACGTGGTTGTTCGCGTGCTTGCGGTATCGTTGTAAACGTCCGAAGTCGTCGTTATTGTCGAAGTCGATTGAACCGCGCCAGACGTTGAAGAAACGCCAAACCCGTTAACAATGAAGCGCCGCAACGTTCCGCCGGTAATCGTGCGCGAAGGACCGGAAACGGTGATTTGCGTATCGGAAACGCGGGTTAGAACGTGGCAACGCTCGCCAGTTGAAAATTTCAGTTCGTTCCCGATTTGCGACGGCGAGCTTGGGAAAGTCCCGGTTCCGGTTGCGCGGGTAATCGTGTTTCCCGTTTGGTCCCAAGTTCCGTCTAAATCTTCGTAACTTTCGGCGTTAGATGTTTGGGTGTAAAAAAGCGAAATCGTCAAATCAAGCCCCGCATCCGTGCGGATACCTGAATTCAAAATGATATTTGGAAAGCTTCCCAAATCATGCTTAACCTTACCATCTTTACCGATGACGCGCAGCCAATTAATCTTGCCGCCAACCTTTTGCGTTAGTTCAATATTCATGTTTTAACTTAGATCAAAAATTGGCGCGGCAAAAATTCCGGTTGGCGTGTCTGCTGTCAGTGAACCTAAATCTTCCAGAACCGCAAGCATATCTAAAGACGGTTTGGCAAATTCTCCCGTTGGACTATCGCCCGGCAGCGTCCCAACATCCAGCAAAGGCGCGCCCATATAAAACGCGGGCGCAGCAAATGCGCCGCTTGGCGAATCGCTGGCGGATACTGTGGCAAGGGTATCGTGCAAATCCAGAACGGGCGTTTCAAAGGAACCTGCGGGACTATCGCCCGGCAATGAACCTAAGTCGTAAAGGTAAGGCTGCCGCGTTATCAGGACGTTTCCGGGACCAATGACCAAAAGCCCAAACTCCGGGTTTAAGTTGTAAATATGAAGCTTGATTGTTTCTCCCGCGTCGGGGTTGACCACAAAGAACTTGCCCGCCGCGTCCCGCATTTTCCGCGTGGCGTTGACTTCAACCGTTGGCCCATAATACAGGGGGAACGGTTGCGCTTCGGATGGGGTGAGCGCCTGCGGCGTGATTCGTTCAAGTTGGCCCGAAACTTGGAAAGTATCGTGAAAAATATAACTTTCCGAAAACTTCGCCTTTGCGAACCTAACAAGAACGGGCGCAAACAAGCCATCAACGGGCAAATCAATCCAAAATGCCAGCGTCCCATTTTCTAAAGTTGTATAAAAGAAATCTTGGAACGTCTTTAGTTGGGCCAACGTCATTTGCCAGTTTGCCGAATGCGTCCGGCTTGCCGTTTCCCCCTTGGCATATTGGCGCGGGTGGCCGCCGTCCATATCCAACCGCGCAACATCCTGTCGGGCTGAAAGCTGGAAGGTTCGGTTGACGCCCGGCAGGCTTTCGGGCCATTCCTGCGGCGTGTATGGTGGCAGCGGGTCAACGTCTTCCGACGTTATTAAAACATCGCCCGCGCCTTGATTGACAATTCCGAAATAAATATAACTTTCGGGCGAATTGGGGGGATAAACTCGCAAAGTTGTTTGAGATTCTGCATCCGGTCGCGCAACTAACAACGCGTTGCGATGGGCCAAGCTCAAATTTTGCGATTCTGCCGGGTCAATGGTCAATCGGACCCATTGGGGAACCGCTGGCGTCCTATTGATTGCCGCACCTGTTAAAACAAGTTTTTCAATCTTTGCGTTAACGTTCCAATGCAAGACGCCGCTATGCGTTGCGGAATAATCACCATCAACAAAACGGACCGGCTGCGCCGAATACCCTGAACCATCCGGCAAGTTCAGGTTAAACGTTAGGACGCCCCCGGCCAAGGTTTCCACAAAGAATGCTTCAAACGCGGCAAGTTCGCTTTCAGTGAGCAACCACGCAACCGAATAGGTTTCAAGCGCAGTTGCGAACCGTCCCGTTTGTTCAATCAAGCCGCCTTCAATTTGGGTTCGCGCAACTGGCGAATCAGACGCGCCGGAAAGCGTAACCGTTGGCGGCGGAATGGTGGCGGGGAAATCAATCATGCGCGGCGTCCTCGCGTGAGGTTATAGGTTGATTCAAGCGCCTTGGCAACTCCGGTTCCCCCTTTGGCAATGTCATTCGCGACCCCTTCGCGAGCTTTGCCAATGATGAATTCAACCAATTGCCGGTCGCCCTGTTGGCTGCGGCGTTCGGTTACTGGTTCGCCGCTCAAGTTAACAATGTTGACTTCAACGCTTGGCGCATTGCCTCCGTTCGCCGCGCCGCCCATCCGGTCCCAAGTAGATTGCGCGCTTGTGACAAGCGCCGGACCCCGGACAAGTTCCGGCCCGGCTTCGCCCACAAGACCGACTTTGCCGGGCGGAATCAAGCCGCCAATGGCGTAAGCGCCGGAATAACTATCGTCCGCGTTTTTGATGCGCGCCACGTTGGCCAAGCCCGCCGCAATAGCCGCAGCCGCCGCCGCAGCGCCCAACGCCGGGCCGACAATTGGAATCCCGGCTAGCGAGCTATAAGCCGACGTTGCCCCTTCATAAGTCTTGATTGTGGTTTGCGCGATGGCGGCAGCCTTGGCAATCTTTGAACCTTTTTTGCCAAAGACCGAAGCAATTTGCGACAGGTTGCCGAAGAAGTCCGCCGCCAGCCCCAAAGCTTCTTTATTGCGTTCGGTTTCATGCTTTCGCATTGCCGCCGTATGCTGTTGTTCCGCTTCGCGCAGCATTCGCAGTTTTTCGGCTTCGGTTACTTCCGTCGCGCTCAAAATGATTTCTTTGCGCCGGTCGTAACTTTCTTGGAGAATGCGTTCTTCTTCCGCGAAAGCTTCAAACATTGTTTCTGGCGCTTCCTTGAGCTTATCAAGGCGGCGCATTTGTTCTTCTTCCCATTTATCAGTCAAGGAAAGTTCAAGCTGCGCTTGATATTCGGAACCTTCGCGGGTGTTTTTCTTGATGAGTTCCAACCGCCGCGCGTAGGAACGGGAAATGAGCGTTTCTTGATCTAACAAAGACTTTTCCAACGCTTCCCATTCGGATTGTTCCGACGATTTACGCCCGCTTTTTTTGTCCTTGCCGCCGGTAACTGTGGAACCTTCGCCCGTTCGATATTTCGCCAAACGGTCCGAACGGTCCTTTGCGCGCTTTTCAAAATCTGCGTCAAGCTTTTCGCGGCGCGCGGCGGCTTCGGCTTGTTCCGCAATAGATTGTTCAACCGTTCGCGTAACTTCTTTTTGATAATTATTAACTTGCGCGGCGCTGTCCTGCGCGTTAATTTTGAGTTTGTCCCAAGTGTCCGCCCATTTGTTTTTGACCCTTTCCGCACCTTCCTTTCCGGCATTTTCAACATTAGCAAAAGCTTCTTTAAATCCGTCGATTGCCGATTTTTCGGAAAATGGATTAAGGGCATTGCCCATCGCTTTTCCGGTTTCCCAAGCAAGCGTTACTAGGGTATCAAATGCGGCGCTTAGGGTTTCAGTTATAGCGGCGCCAATATCAACCGCAGCGTCAACCAAGGAATGCAAAGCAACGGCGGCAGATTGAATGTTTGCCCGCGCTACCAGCAAGAAACCTTGCATGGAATTGGAAAGATTATCATAAAGGCCATTCCCCGTTTCCTGCCCCGCTTTGGAATGTTCGTTAAACAAATCGTTCAACATTTCCAAACCGCTTCGAACGTCCGTAACGTAACCCTCAAACGCAGCGCCCCACGCGTCAATTTCGGCTTGAACCTGTCCCGATTCAATTTGCGCGGTAATTTCCGCAACCAAGTTTGTTACGTCCGTTAGAATGCCTTTTACAACATCGCCAAGCCCGGCTTCGCCGATTGTGGCTTTCAAAACGTCCCATGCGTCCGCAAGATTGGAAATCTTGCCGTTCAATGTATCCATCTGGCGGGCCATGCCGCCGCCGAAATTCTTTTCCCCAAGTTCAATAAAGTATTTCTCAATTTCATTAATACTGTTTTTAACTTCGGTCTTAATGCCCCGGAAAGTAAAAGTGACAGTATCGCCAAGTTTTTCCGCGCGGATGCCGAACCGCTTCAAATTCTCGTATTCGCCAGCGGTCGCGTTGCTGACAGCTAGAACCATATCCGACAGGCTAGCGCCCATGCTTGAAGCGGTATCACCATAAGCCCGCAAAGCGCGTTCGGATGGCGTCAAACCACGGTTAACCAGCGAAATAAAAGCGTTCGTTGCTTGCTGCAAATCGTAGGGCGTTTGGGTCGCAAAGTCTTTGATTGCTTCAAACGCCGCCGCCGCATTTTCTGCCGAACCTGTCGCCGTAATAAGCTGGGCGTTCAACTGTTGAAATTGCGCTGTCGTTTCGACAATGGATTTTAACAAATGAATTGAAGTTGCAACCACGCCAACGCCACCCGCCAAAGCCAAAAGTTTATTAAGAACCGCAGACGCGCCGCTTCCTAAGCCTTCAATTGATTTTTTAGTTTTTGTGCTGACTTGTTCAAGATTCCTTAACCTTGATTCCGCCTTATCAACCGAATCGTAAAGGATTCGGATTTGTAAGCTTGTAATGTCTTCGGTCATGTTTCCGGCGGTTGATTGATTGCTGAAAAGTGGGCAAAGGAAATTGAGCGCAAAGCTTTAGCCTCATGCGCCGCAATTTCCCTTCCAGTAAGTTCGGCCCATGCTTTGATTTCGCCGAATGTTAACCGTTCGCCGGTTTGGATTTCAAGATACCATTCCCACAAATGCGCGACCGCCGCCGGAAGTTCCGGCAATACAAGTTCGGGGTGATTGTATGCCGGATCGCTTCGGCGGCGGGATTTTTCAACTTGTTCCAAGCTTTGCCGTAAAGATATTTTAGAACCTTTGGCGGCGGGCCGGTTTAGCTGGAAGATTTTTGCGGCGTAGGCATCAAGCCGTCTAAGGGCGTTCTGAAAAAAAAACTTCGGCGGCTGGCGAATTTGTCAACTTCGGCGGCAATCTGCGGCGCTTCGCGTAAGAAAGCTTTGACGTTGGCCGGGCTGCATTCTTGTGGAAATGACCAGTCGGCAACAAGTGCCGTTAGCATTTCAAGCGTGGCGTCTAAAATCGCTTCGTCGCGTTCGTCTTCATCCAACAAAGCGATTTCGCCCGTCCGCCTTTCCTGCCGCGCCTTTGCCCGTCGGAACAAATCCGAGTCAATGCCGCGAACTTGTAACCAATGCGCCGTCAAGCGTCCGTCCGGGGCATATAGGGGGATTCTATGCCCTTCGTTAGCCCTTTCCCGCGTTAGAAACGCTTCCATTGACGGAAGTGGCAATTCGGGCTTTTGGGTCTTTGCGCGCGTTCCCCCCGTCCGGGGAGTTTTCTTTTTTGGTTGGGCCATGTTATTTAGGTTCCTTGGGTTTGGTTTGCTCGCGCGTCCCGATTATGCCGCCGGGATTTTGCGAATGATGATATTTGACCCGCTTACGGGGTCCATAATGCCCTGAAAGGGCATTGAAAGGTTGATTGACCCTTGGCCGGAAACGTCCGGTTGCCCGCCCGTAAATTTGAAGCGGGGAATTTCAAAGATGTATGAATTGCCGTCGCCGTCGGGCATTTCAATTTCCAACGAAGTGCTTTCTTCGTTAATAAACTTTTCAAGGAAAGTTGAATCCTCAAAATAAACCGTTGCCGATCCGGTCAAATTGCTTCGACCGATTGAAGGGCGGCGCGTGAATTTGCTGCCAACGACGTTCCGCATTTCCAACCCGTTTTCAAGGTTAATGGAAAATTCAGTGACTTCGGCAACAGGAGTTCCGCCGCTAGTAAGCGCCCCCGTGAATCCATCCAGCGGGGCCGAAGTCGTGGCAGCGGCAAACGTTGCGCCGCTAGGGGCGGTTTCCGCTGGGGCAATGCCTTCCCGGCCCATTACGCCAAACTTCGCCGAAACCATCGCATTTGCCGCGACAGCGAGCGAAAGCGAGTTGAATTCAACCCCGTTAAACAAGTGATATGGCTTTGCGGTTTGGTCCGTGAAATGACGCAGGATTGAAAAGCTGCGCCGGGTCGTTCCAGCCTTCAAAACCGTTTCGGTCGTTTCGATTTTGTGGCCGGACGCGGCGACTTCATCAACCAGCGTTGCCGGGCTGCCGTCCGCAAGGGTAACGGTAATTTTTCCAGCCGCGACGCTCGCAATACGGAAAGTTCCGTTGTTGTCGTCAAAGTTGCTTGCCGTGATAAGGTCGCCGACTTCAAACCCAGCAACTTCCAACCCGTCCGCCGAATCATTAAACGACGAATCCGACGCCGCAACGCTGATTGTTGAAGCGGTCTTTGTGGCTTTCGGGGTCCACGTTCCAAGCGTTACCGCTTCAAGAAAATCATCAAAGGACGCAAAGGAAAGTTCAGTTGCCAGTTCCCCCGCAACGCTGATTGTTCCAAGGCGGAAATCCGAAATCTGCCGATCCGGGCGCAATTCCTCACTTTGGAGAGAACCGCGTTGGACCCCAAGCGTGCATCCGACGTGACGAATGCGCTTGAAGGCTGGGCTGGCGGGCGTTTCGCCGAAAGTGGTTTCGGCGACGTAGTGGGCGGCATGGCGGGCTGAATCAGACATTGGATTTGATGGTTATTGTTTACGGAGTGAGGCTTTCAGAAAAAACGCGCTTTGTCTAGTTAGCTTTCGGCAAGTAATGGCGCTTCCGGCCAATGCGAATCCAAACAATAAGTTAACACAAGTTCCGAAAGAATCGGCAGCGCCGCCGCAATTGGGCCATTATTGAGCGAATCGCTAAGAAGATCGGCGCAAACATATTTCAAACCGTCCGCACCTGCGCGCGGCGCAACTTGTCGATGCGTCGGCATGGCTGCATTTAGGGCGGCAACTTGTTCGTCGCTTATGGGCATCCACCATCGCGCCAAATAGGCGGTTTGGGCTTCGTGAAAAGATGGGTTTGGCATCAAAGCGCCTGTCAAAACCGCGCGTTCATAATCAGACAACGCGGACCAACTGCGCGGATTGGCGCGGATAGCATCGCCAACGGCAATAACTGCGGCTTGTTGTTCTGGCGTCATGGGATCGCGGCGGCGATTGCCGCAATATAATTATTAATTCTTGTTTCAAGGTTTGCCAATGATGGAATTGCGCTTCCAATATGGTAATATGCAAGCCGCGCATCAACGAAGCTAAACGCGTTATCCGGAATTGCACAAAAAATATAATTGATGTCAGAATTAATGCCGTCGCTATTTTGCGAAGCCGTGGCGGAAGTCCCCGCTTGCCTTGCTGAAATGCTGCCACTTGTTGACCGGGAACCCGCTAGGAAACCAGTTGTCGCGCCAGAAAGAACTGGCGTTGTCAGCCCTAGGTTATTTCGGCGCAAGCGAACGAGAATTTGGTTCGTGCTCCCGTCAGTTCCTAAATAAGTTAAACCAAGTCCAGAAATCGAACCGCTGCCAATGAATCCGCGCGTGTTTGCGCTAAGGGTGTTCACCTGTGAAATGTAAACGCCAACGCTAAAGTTGTTTTGAGTTGTTGTATTATTGGCATAACCCGTGTTAAGATATTTAGTTGAAGCGTTGCCCTTCAAACCTGTTTTGCGGTCATAATCACCACTAACAAAATTAAATGCCGTTGGGTTTGCGCCACGCAAAGCAACCAACGCGCCCGCCAACGTGCGCGGCCCTGCCATTAAACAAATTTGCCCAAGTGAATTCCAAGTTCCATCCGCCTTGCAGCCCACAACGAAATTGTGAATTGCCATTTTAACGGCGGTTTCTAGCGTTTGACCGTCCGCCGATTGAACCGCCGCAATATATGTTTTCGCGTCCGTGTCGAAGTTGATTCGCCCCCGGCTAGAACTGACAACATCCAAAAGCATAATTAAATCAAGTTCCAGACGTTTGAAGTTCCAGAACGCCGCAACGCAAAGGTTGAATTCTGAACAAGCGTTGAAACGGCGGAACTGTTGCGAAGGCTAACCCCAAGTCCAAGCGTAATCGTTGGAATGGCGGTTGTCGTGATTAGAAAATAAATCAAGTCACCATCCGCCCAAGTGACCGACGATTGGGGCGGAATGGTGATCGCGCAGCCGCTTGCGTTGGTTAGTTCAATAAACTTCCCGGAATCCGATTTTGCTAGGATTCTTGCCGTTGTTGATTCGGTTATTGTCGTTGGAAGCGCCAACGCTGCGGAAGCTGCCGCGTTTGTTGCGCTTGTCGCGGCTGCGTTTTGACTGGCAGTTGCGGCGGTTTGGCTTGCTGCCGCCGCGTTGGCGCTTGTTTGCGCTTCGCTTGCCTTGGTTGTGGCAATTCCGGCTTGAGCGGTTGCCGTGTTTTTACTGGTTTCCGCAGCCGTAGCGGAAGCCGCCGCGTTTGTCGCCTCCGTCGCCGCAGCGTTATTGCTGGTTTCGGCAGATGCCGCGCTTGCTTCCGCTTCGCTTGCTTTTGTGGTCGCAATTCCCGCTTGTTCGCTTGCCGTTGATGCGCTGTTGTAAGCGTTCCCCTCGCTATCTGCGGCGGCGCTAGCGGCGTTTTCTGCGGCATTCTGCGCATTCCCGGCTGCCGTTGCGTAATCGGCTGCATTGCTGGCGCTGGTAACGGCAGCCGCCGCCGAATCCCCAGCATTCCCCGCCGCCAGTTCCGCCGCTTCCTTTGCCGCTTCCGCGTCCCCGGCGCTAATAGCGGCATTGTCGGCGCTGGTCGCTGCGTTGGATTCTGCGGTTTGCGCGCTTTCGAATGAGGTTTGCGCCGCGTTGGCTGAATTGGCCGCGTTGGTTTCACTGGTTGCGGCGGCGCTTGCGCTCGCTTGCGCTGCGCCTGCTGCGCTCGCTGCGTCGTTGGCGCTGTTGGCCGCATCGCTGGCGGATTCTTCGGCGCTCAAGCGCGCCGCTTCAACGGCTGCAATCCACTCCCCTTCCGTGCCTTCGAAGCCATAAGCAACCGCAATTTCATAGGCGCTTTTACCCTTTAGCGATTCCAACCATTCTTCAACGGTTCCTTCAAAACCCGCTTCAACGGCTGCATCATAGGCGCTTGCCCCCGTGTCGCCCTTCATCACAAGCCGCAGTTGTTCGGGCGTGATATATCCTTTCGCGTTGCCGGTTTTTGCGGCAATTCGCGTTAGTTCAGTGAGCGAAATATTTTGCCCGGTGAAAGACGTTCCTACCATAGAACCGGATCATTAGTTGTCCACGTTACCAAGTCAACGACGTTGCGCGGAAAGCGAGCTTCAAAAGATATTGAAACCGAATAACGATAAAATCCATCAACCAAGTTTCCCGCGCCAATTCGTCCGCAATTTTTGATTCTGACATTCAAGAAATCCCGTTTGATTCGCGTTCCGGCTGCAAAGACTGAACGCAAGGCAAACAAATCGTCTTCAATCCCTTCCTTTCCGCGACCGGCATTAATATTTATATCAATTTGAACAAGCCCGGTAATTTCGTCTTCGCCGTCAAGGCCAAGCGTTGCGACTTCGGGAACGTTTGGCAGGAAATGAAAGCCGAACCATTTTGCCCAGCCCTTGGGTTCAAAGGGTTGATTTTCAAACGCAGTTACCCCAGCCGCCGCAGGAATGGCGGCTAAAAATGCGCCCCGCAAGACCCGTTCCAAATCGCTTTCAATCATGATTTCATCTTTCGAAGTTCGGTTGAAATGATCCGCTTAACGCGTTCAGTATTGCGCCGGACCATACCGGAAGGGGCTTGGCGGCTATGCCCTTCGTATTCGATTCGGTAAGCGTAGGGAAGCGAGTTCGAAAGCCAAAGAACGCTTTTGCGGTTGGCAGATTCGCACGTTGAAAGAACCGCAGGAAGCGCGCGAGCGTGTTCTGTGCTTTCATCGGTCGTTGTATCCGCAGATTGAAGCGAACAACGCCAATTTGCACGCAGCCTGCCGCCAACGTAACCTTTTGGCGGCGAAGATTTCCACAAATCAGGATTGCCGACCGGAGTATCGCGAATGACTGCCGAAAACGTCTTGATGCCAACGGCGCGGATAAGCCTGTCGGCGCGTTCAAGCGTCTTTCGCGCAAATTCGTTGAAATCCATTTCGGCCATGACCGTTAAACTTGAACAATCCCGATAAAATAAATAATGGGCGTTTCTCCGTCCGGTTCCAGCGGCGTGCATCCGATAACCTGCCAGTTTGCGCCGTTGATGGTTACAATATCAAGCGGGCCGGGTTCAAAAGGAACGCCGCTTGCGGCTGCAAGCAAAGTGCAAGCCTTCCCTTTAATTAAAGATTCTTTAAACGAATCATCAAGACCCGAAAAAATCATTCCCTTATAACGGGGAAGTTTGACCGCTACAATTTGCCCCCTTAGCGGTTCACCATCGACGGGCAAGCCTTGTTCGTCATCAAATGCCGTCACTGCGCGCGATATTTCGAAAGCCCTACCGGCTTTTGAAATTGTCCGCAATGCGGATTCGGCGCTTTGCTTGTAACTCATCGCTAAAACCTTTCAACGCGCAAGCCTGCGCCAGTGCTCAAAAGCGGTTCAAGGAACGCAAGGGCTTTGGTTAAGAATGGTTGCGGGGAACCCCCCGCGCCGGGCTGGTATTGGGTTTCGATAACGTCAATTTTTTCCCGGATGATTTCCCGCCCCGTGCCAGTCGGCATCAAATCAAGACCGTTGGCGGCTTCGATAATCAATTGGCATTGCGCGTTTTTGAGCGCCTGCGGGATTGTGGTAATCGGAACCGCCCAACCATCTAAAACAACGTCTTTTCGGGGCCATGTTAACGCTTGAATTTCAGGGTCAACCTTTGACCCTTTGAAGCGTGCCGCGAACGTTTCGAGAAAGTCGGCGGCAACAACTGCAGCCGCTTCAACCGCTTCGTCCGATTCGGGAAGGTTGGAAGCACGCGCGGCGGCAAACGCGCGTGCTTCCGCAACGCTAACGAAAGAATTAGCCCCCGTGACCAAGGAACCATTTTCGACAACAAGGGCCATTTTGCGCGAGCGTTGAAGGTTATTAAACTAAATTGCCGCGTTACAGGTTGGCTTTGTAAAGCTCAACAAGCTTTTCCGTTTTCGTGCGTCCGTGGTAAGCGATGCCCGCAGCGTCCAGCGCAGCGCAAAGGGCTTCCCGCGTATCCGGCGCGCCCTTTGGCAAGCCGATGGCGTTAAGCTCAACTTCGCCGCCTTCCGTTGGCTTTGCGCCACCTTCCGCGACCGATCCGGGAACCAATGCGCCCGCGTCCGTATAACGTGGGCAATTCGCATAATGCGGCGGAACCTTACCGGCGACCCCCGTATTCGGTTCGATGTTTTCAACCGGGGCGTTTGCATTGCGGAACACGACGCGGCAACCCGTGGCGGCGGCAATGCTGCGCGCGGCTTCCCTGTGGGCTTGCAAGACGATTCCGACTTGAACGAAGAAAAGAATGAGTTTCATGACTTGATAATTTAATTATTCGATTTTGAAAAAAGCGGGGCAGCCTTGTTAAAGACTGCCCCGCAAGGCAATGTTGATGTTTGCGGGGCTGGTTGTTTACTTGCTTTCAACAACGACGCCCGCAACGTCCTTGTCCGAACTGGCGTATTTTTCCCAATTCGTGCCAGTTCCAAGCGCCGCAGTGGTCGGCGATTTGCCGCCGTCGGTCTTGTTCCAAGCAAAGCCCTTCACGCCAACATTGTAAGACCATTCGGATTGGATAGTGCGTTCAATGTTTTCCGTTCCGTTGCTGGTTTCAATGTTCTGCTCAAAGTCGCCGTTATCCATAACGGAAACCGCGCCCGTAACAAGGGCCAGCGAGTAATACGAATTTTCGCCTTCCGTAATGCCGTCAACGTTCACAAGGTCCGGGGAATCCGTCATAATAATAGGACGCCCCCACGGGTCCGAAAGAACGTTAACCGTGCCGAAAGTGAAAAGCTTTTCGGCGTTGGTAAGGTTCGCTTCCCAAAGGTCAAAGACCGGCTTGGAATGCGTCACAATGCACGACAGACGGCTTGCACGGTCGCCGAACTTGGCTTGCGCGCTATTGAGCGCCAGCCACGAAAGTTTAGCGGCGGTTCCGTCAAGGTAAGTCGCTTCGCCGTTCTGAACAAGCGCCGCGCGAACTGCCGAAATACCGACGTTCAACATATCCGCCAGCATTTCAACTGCGAGCTGTTGACCATAAACAACGGCTTGTTCCTTCGGGTCTTTCAGAATCCAGCGCATCCGCGAAGGCGGAATATTGACCGGCGGGGTTCCGGCGGCAACCTTGACGGAAGTATCTTGCAATTGCTCAAGATCAATTGCCGAAACCGAACCGCTTCCGTAAGCGTTGCGGCGGCGAACAAGGCCTTCCATCCGCTTCCAGAAAGAACTATCCGAATAATCGCCGTCGTTTGGCTTGGCAACAAGCGCAAGCGCCCCACGGGTCGCCCCGTTGAACAATTCCGTTTGCTGTTGCAAAACTTCGGTCATGGACGCTTTCGCATACTGCGAAAACACTTTCAATGCATTCAGGGACATAATTTAATGTTGGTTTGTTTTTTGGAACGAAGCAACAAGCCTAACGCTTTAATCTTCTTCCCCGCCAACGACCCCTTTTGCCTCAAGGCGGGCGATCAAATCGGCGGGTTTGGCGTTTGCTGCGTCAAACTTGTCATCAACAACCGCGCCGGACCCGCCGCCCGCAGTTGGCGCGCCGGACCCGCCGCCCGCGCCTTTAGTTGCGATAAGTGAACTTTTAAGTTCCCCATCAGTCAAGAATTCTTTTTTCAGGTCTTCGACTGAAAGCGCAGATGCCTTGCCGTCCTTGGACAGAACGCGAACAATCGGTTGACCTTCCACAATTTCAGCCGTCAAGCGTTCCTTGATGAAGGTTTTCGCAAGCGCCGGGGAAACGAACATTTTTGCCAAACCTTCAATTTCTTTGTTAACGGCGTCTTGCTTCAAGCGTTCAGTCGCTTCGGCTTCCTTTGCCGCCAAAGCGTCCTTCGCTTCCTTAAGCTGCCGTTGATAATCTTTTTCAATGGCTGCGAAATCGCCAGTTGAGCGGGCATCTTCAAGCGCCTTCTTGCGCGCGGCTTCGATTTCCTTAGCCTTTTCAGCCTCAAAGGTGGCAAGCTTGGCTTTGATCCCCGCCGCTTCTTCCTTTTCCTTTTGAAGCGCGGTCTTTAACCCCGTTGCGGATTCTTCGCCGTTGTCGTATTCGTCCGGGTTGGCCGGGTTGACGTTAAACGACGCTTTCAACGAAGCCGGTAAAGCGTCGTAAGTTTCTTTATTGATTTTCATTTGGTCCCTTGGTTGTCTGTTTGTTTGTTGTTTATCAAAGCCCCGCCTTTGCGAATGCGCCGGGTTCAATCTGGCGCATTTCTTCAAGGGTCAAAGCTTCAAAGTCGCGGCCAATATTCAATTCCGCAAAGCGTTCAGCAGTCAAGCCCCCATCGCGGAACAACTTGGCGCGCGATGGGCCAAGCGCCGCATCCTGAAAATCCGCAGGTTGGCGCTTGAGCCAATCAAAATAATTTTCGTCTGCCGGGGCATAACCGGGATTTGGCCCGCCGCTGGCGCGCGTTGCGCCTTCGTCCAAAAAGTCAAATTCAGAACTTAGAACTGCAACCGTGGTTGACCGGCAGTTGGGGTGAATCGGCGGCATTGGCCCTTTGCCCGGTTCAAAACGCTTTCCGTCAAGGCTTTTGCATTGCGCGGTTGTTCGCCGGTCAAGCGTGGAAAGCCATTGATATTGTTTAACCAAGTCAGAATTGCTTTCCCATACTTCCATACGGGCAGCATTCGCAACGTGCTGCGTCGCCGTTTGAATGACTGTTGCGGCGTGCTGTCGCGATACTTCAAGCACGCCATCGGCATATCCTGCCGCCTTGGTTCCCACAACCTCCCGAACCATTTCCGAAACCGTCCGCCCTTGCGCCCATCCGCGCTGAACAATGTTTGCAACGCGCAACGCGTCCCGTTCTGGCCATTCATTGACAAACGGGAAAAGCATTTCCCCGGTGGCTTGAATTGGATTTTCAACCGCCGCTTGATATGCAAGCTTCGCCGTCGGGGTATTGAAACGAATTGCGGGCATGGCAAGTTCCCCGATCTTAACAACCTTGGTAACTTGTAAGATTCGGTTTTGCCCGCTCGCGTCGTATTCAATGAAGGTTGCGTTAATCTCCGTCGCCCCGGCGCGTTCGGCTTCGGTCAACCTATGCCGCCCATCTTGCAAGGTATAGACTGCGCGCCCTGTTTCCGGGTCAATGTCCTTAGTTACGACAATCGGCTTGATCGTGCGGGCAAGGGCGTTTGGGTCTTTGGCTTCCGCAAACTGCCCGCGCCAATAATCAATTGATTTGTCCCGCATTCCGTCACGTTCGAAGCGCAGCGCCGCCGAACTGATGGCGGGCAATGGGAATGGGCTTGCGATGGTCCTAAGGTTGGCAACCTCAAACCGGGCCGAATATTCAGCAAGCCCCGGCATTTGCCGCAAAAAGTCGGTCATTGCGGGCGCGGTTACTTCGACCATTGCGCCCCGTAACTTGATGAGTGCCTTTTGCAGTTCGCGCCGGTCCAAGTCTTGCAAATTGTCCGCCTCCAATGCCCCTAGGACGGCGCGCACGCGTTCGCGCAAGCTAGCTTGGACGCCGCGCCAGTTGCGAACGTAACCGGCTTTCAGGCGCTCTAAATAGACCTGTTGGCGGGTCGCTAAATCAATCGGCGTTGCCATCGGTTAAACGGTTGGCGCGGGTTGCTGTTGTTTTTGTTGCTGCAAACGCATTTGTTGATCCGTTTGCGCCTTCAATTCAGCTTGCGCCTTTGCGAAGTCGTCTTGCGCCTGTTGGTCTAGTTGGTCCTTGGCGTCTTCGTCGTCAAGGTATGCCCAACCGCCGGTTTTGAGTTTGTCGCGCGCTTCCTCAAACGTGATTAGATTGGCTTGATACAACGACAAAACCCCTTGCGCTTCTTCCGGCGTCATTCGGGCAATGGCAAAATCTGTGTTAAGCTCAAACAGAATTTCTTTGTCCGGGTCGGCAACTTCGATGTTTGCAAAGTCGGCAGCCGCCCGGAACGCAAACGCATAGGCGGCGGAAACGTTCTTACAACAACTTGCCAAAATCGAACTTTCCGAAGCTTCGCTAATGCCCGCTTCCGTGGCGGTTTGCTGAACCTGCCGTTTTTCCACAAGCTTTGCTCCAAGCGCCATCATCAACGCTTCCTTTTGTTCCATTGCCGCCTTGGGTTCCGGGTTCGGCGCAATTTGCAGCAAGCCCGCGCTTCCGCCTTCCGGCAGCGGAATACACGCGCGAGAACCTAGCATGATTTGCCCTTTCATCTGGCGTTCAATCCAAGCGTCAGAAAGGCCCGTGATATAGGGCGTAGGCTGCCCAAGCATAAACGTTAATTCTTCATAATCAGCAGAATTCCGATAATGGGCCAAGTTCAGATTGGCAATATCCAACAAAAGGGGTTTCTCAACGTCGGGCGAATTGGATTCCGCGCCGATGAAAACGCCGGGAATATAATTGAACGGTTCGCCCTTTCCATTTTGCGGCGTGATTCGCTCTAATGGCGCGGCGTCCTTGCGGTAAATTTCTTGAACGTAAACCCCGCCAACAAGCTTTAGAACGCGATATTGCGTTTCAAGCTTCGCTTCAAAACCATCATCCGAAGAAACAACCCGTTCCCGGATAACAACAAGGGCAAGCTTTGTCTTCGCCCCTTCCGATTCAACGCGCCAATTAATAACGTCTTCCGGGCCGCAAAGGATGAGCTTTGGCCGGATGTTTTGCGCTTCCATTTCCGCAATCGAAACCGCGCCATTCGTGCGCGGATAATCCACCCAAAGGAAAGCGCGGGAAAACCCTGTCACGAAGCCAAGCGCCTTCTTGCTTTGCTGGATGGCTGACACGCCCCCGCCGTCAACGTCGTTAAGCCAAGGTTGCATTGCGTCCGGTATCGTTGCGACTGGATCAATCGCAAAGCATTGGCCAACTAAGTTCCCTTGCGTCCTAGCGGTTGCGCCGTGGAAAATGGCCCGTTGCAAATATGCCTCATAGCGAGCCGAATTTTCCGCGCTTGCGTCCGATTTGTTCGGCTTGGGCAAGTATTCCGTGCGCTTCTTCTTGATCGCGCGTTGCCCCGCCAAACAATCCGCAATCAGTTGATAATCTTTTTCAACTGCCGCAAAGTCCGGGTGTTTGCTTTCTACTGGCATATTAACTTGAATATTTAGTTTTAATCGAACGGGACAGTTTGCGCGAATTGTCTAGAACCCGGTAACGCAATTCGTCTTGTAAGTGGTCTTCCGTGTCAGTGTCAACGTCGTCGGGGTTATCTTCATCGCGGGGCGTATCGGGCAGGAACTTCCTCGCATACTTACAAGACTTTGTAAAATACAATCCCGGACCTTCCCCGGTTAAGGAATTTTGCAGCAAGTCACGAATAAGTTGCCAACCGTTTTTGCGACTTCCTGCGGATTTATCCGCCGGAATCCATCCAATCCCTTCTTCCGCCATCTTGCTTCCGATTGTGGCAACATCCTTTTCGCGGGTTTGGAAAATCTGCCCGTCCGCCGGTCCATCCGCAGGGATAACGGAAATAACCTTGTTCTTTATTAATTCCATTTCCCTTTCCATGATGCCAGCCGCGATTTCCGGCCCGGACATTCTCAAACCGTCATTGATGCCGCCGCTTGTCCCATACCATTCAGCAAAGCGGATGATCGAACCCTTGCGCGGGGTAAATTTTTGGCCATTGTTAAGAATAACCGTTTCACCATTGGCGACAGCATACCAGCCAACGCTGAACGGGTGCGAGCTTCCCCAGTCAAACGCCCGGTCAACATACCAGCCCGCAGGAATTCGGAAATCATCAATAACGTGAATCGCTTCTTTCCAAAGATCGTTAAACATTCCCCCGGCGCGAATGTTCCAATCGCCAAGCAACCAAGCCTTGCGACGTTCGGGGTCCGTTTCGTTTTCAAGGGTCGCGATATATTCCGGCGCAAGATAGATGTTTTCTTTATATGTCCCGAAAAGCCGCACCTTCGAACGCGTGACGTTTTCGCGCTGTTTCGTGCGCGGGTTGAAAATGTTCGTTGTTGTTTTAACAATTTCGCCCGGTTCGCCCACGTCAACAAATTCATCCTTAACCCATGAATGGCCCGGACCCCACGGGTTAGTTGTTGAGAAGATTTGCAAGGGCAATTCCGGCAGCGGCTTTCCGTCCGGGGTCCGATAAGTGCCGTCGGCATTTTTTGGCGTATGCAGTTCGGGCAAAAAGCCGGAACGGTTGCAAGACTTCATCAAATCGTAAATCTTGCGATTCGGATACTTTGTTAATTCATTCCAGCCAATCCACGGGAATTCTTGCCCGTGAAATTTCATATAATCCGATTCCCGTTTAATCTGCCGGAAAAACAAAACCTCACCGGTTGGCCAGCGCCAAAAATAATCACCCTTTGACCGTTTGAATTCTGCGCCGTCGGCAAACGCGTAAAAATGCTTTTCCGATTTGGCAATAATATCATCAAGATTCTTATACTCGCGATCAAATATAATTCCGCGAAGAAACTTGCCGTAACCCATGCCCACAAGGGAACGGAAACGCATCAACTGCGCGTCGGTCTTGCCGGGGCCGCGCGAACCATCATAAAGAATTTCATTGCAAGGACACGTTACGGCAAGGGATTGGCTGCCGGGAATGGCCCGCCAAGTAATTTCCACTTCTTCGCCGTCTAACACGGTCCTGTCATCCGCCGCAATCATCCGCGCAAATCCTTTTCAACATCATCAAGCAAGATATTTGCGGCCCTGCGGAACCAGTCAACCCCTTCAAGCTGCGTAATATTAACCGAACGATAAACAAGCGGGGAGCGATCAAAGGCACAAATCAGAAGATGGGGAGTGTCGCTTTTTTGCAGTAATTCGGAAGCCTCATGAAAAAAATCCCGCGTTCCGACTTGCGGCGGCCCTTCGTCGCTCATACGTCAAGCACGGTTGATGTTTTAAGCGCACGTTGCGAGGCTATCGCTTGCGCTTCCCAATTGACGATTGGTTCAGCGACGAACATAATTCGCCGGACCTGCGGTTGATCTTCCTTTGGCTTGGGCGTTAGCATTCCAAACATCTGCGCCAATTTGGACAGCGCCGCAATCCGCGTTGAACTGTTGGACATGGCGCAGCCGCTAACGACGGAATCGGGCCGGTTGGCTTCCTCCCAAAATTTCGCGGCAATCTGCCCTTGATTAACAACCGATTCAAGGTTGGCGGCTTTCTGGATTTCCAGCAAATAAAGTTGGGTGAATGCGTTGCCTAGCTCAAGGCGGGCGGTATCGGGCGCAGTAATTTCAGGGTATCCCATCCGCAGCGCCGCCCGATAAGGGTTATAGTCCTTAACGTATTCATGCACGAAAGCCTTGTGCCTTGCCACTTCGTCAAAGGGCAGGTTGAACTTGATTGCGAATTCCTCGCTTGTGATGGCGGGATTTTCGGCGCGTGCGGCCACAAGCAAAGCCGCTTGCGGGCCGGGCGCTTTCGCCTGTCCTCGCTTGCTTCGTTTTCGTTTTTCCTTCGTTGGGGACGATTTCGGCGCAGCCTTCGCAGGCTTGGCCGCAGGTTTGCCCCGCTTTGCCGCAGCGGTTGCCATAGGCGCACGCATACCAGCAACGGCGCAAGGCGGGCAAGGTTTATTTCGGAACGCAAAAAAGCCCGCAGGCGCTAACCTGCGGGCGTTCTAGCGCAACCTCGCGCAAATGCGGGCTATCCTAGCAAGCTTTGCAATTCTTCGTTTGGCACGGCTTTATCGTTCCGGCGGGCGCTGACTTTGTATTTGTGACCGCCGCCTTGAAGGCTGCGCCCAAAGCCCGTAACCGTGAAAACGATTTCCCCGAAATAATAAACATCGGGCGCGCCTTTGTGAACGTAGGTATGCCCGAAACGGCGGGTATGGATGGCTTGCCCGGCGAAATAAGCTAGGTTGAATTCTGGCGTTTGGCGTTTCATGTTTTAGAAGGATTGGAAGGGCCGGGGGATCGGACCCCGGCCCGAAGATGTTTACTTTGCGAATTTGGCAGCGTAGCGGGCGCGAGTGGATTCGATGCGCTTTGCAATAGCGGCTTCCATTTCTTCAACCGTCTTGAAGTAGGAAGAAGGCTGACTTGCGCCAAATTCAAAACCGTTGCGCGTTGCCTTCATACAAACATCAAAATATTCGCCCACGCTGTCAAAGCCAAGGCAAGGGCATTTCGCATCTTCCGGCGCTTCGACAACAAGAACGGGGCGAATCCTGATTGAAAGGCCAAGCTTGCGGCCCTTCTCGTCAACCAAGTTGAAATCCGCATCGCGTCGGATGCTTTCGCCGTTGATCTTAACTTGCGTTCTAAGTTCGTTCGAGTTGTTTTTCATAACGACGCGAAATTGACAGAAAACCGGGGGAACGTCAACGCCATTTTTAACAATCTTCGAAAATAATTTTCGGGGCGCTCATTCGGTCAAATACCGTTCCAGAATCGCGACAGCTTCGCGCCAGCCGTGAGCAACCGCCCAACCGTAACCGTCCGCGCGAACCTGTCGCCCGAACGCTTCTTGCGCTTCGCTAGTCGCCCCGGATTTGGCTTTGATGGCTTTCCCCCGCTTCCCGGTCCGCTGGTTTTGCGGATGCGTGGGGTCGCGTTTTAGTTCGATATAAAGCCCCGCGCAGCCATGCCGGGGAAGCGGCAAGAAAATATCAGCAACGCCCGCTTGAATGCCGATTTGCTTTGCTCGCGCGCCCTTCACGGCATCCGTGAAATTTTGGTTCGTCGCATACAGTTTGCAACGCTTCGTTTCGGCGTTGTAGAAATGCGGGAACCGGCGGCGCGTTTCGGCTAGGTTGGCCCAACAGAAAAGCGCGCCTTGCTCGCCAAACTCGGAACCGCTTCGGGCTAGGTCTTCGGGTTTCATGTTTAAGAGTTTCGCCAAGTTTCGAATTCAGCGCATTCCCTCGCGTATGCCTGCGGGTTGGCTGCGATCCAAGCTTTTTCTTCCGGGGTCATGGCGCGCGCTTCGATCAAAACGCGGTCTTCACGCCAGTAACCCATTTGCCGGGCGCTGATGGGGAATTGCCAAAGCCTGCGCCCCGTGTATTCGCAACGCGTTTCCGGGTCGAAGGCTGGCCCAAGCTCGCGCGTTACCTTGGTTGTTACGGTTACGGGGCGGCGCTTCATGGAATCCTAAAAGTCCCGTGGGCGAACTGTAATTTGAAAACACGTTTAATGCGGGCAATTTGCCGCGCAACCTCGCGAGCGTCACGCGCAACGCTAAAGCGCCGTTCCCGATTGCCTTTTGAAAGGATGATTAGCGTTTTCATTCTTCCTCGCGTCTTTCGCGTTCTTCATCGCAGCCTTGGCAAAGGAAAAAAACGCCGCACGAACCGCACAAATCGCAAAGCGCCGCGCCGCAATCGTGGCATTCATTATCGCCCAAACAATCTGCCCCGCAATCTTCGCAAGCGTCGTTCATTCTTCAATTGAAATGTAATTTTCAACGATCTTAATTCCATTTTCTTGATGCGCGCGCCGGTCAACCTTGACGCGATGTTTTCCGTGAAAAGCGCGCAACTCATCCAAGGCGCGCTTTTTCACTTCAAGCCAAAGTTCAGAACCGGCGATTTGGACAAGGTAGTAGCTGCGAGTTTTCATGACGGAAAAGAAATGGCAGATTTGCGGCGAATGGGCAAGAAAAATCTTAAACAAGTTTGAGCTTTGGATTTTTGGCAACCCAAGCTTCAACAAACGCGCGGTCAAAATCCGTTGCGCTGAACTGCGCGGCAAGGAACCTGCCGCCCGGCTTGCGGTCTTGAAATTGGACGAAATGGGTTCCGTTCGCGGTTTGAATGGTGACGGGGCGCGGTTGCTTCATGCGCGGAATCTGGCAGATTTTAGGCAAACATCAAGCGAAAATTAAACAACTTCCAGGATTTCGCCGGGGGATTGGACCCCGGCGGGCGCGCTTGGTTGTTTAGACGTAGCGGTTGCGAATCAAAAAGCTTGTCAGTTCGCCCCAGCTTCCTTCGCGATATTTGCCACCTTGCGGCCAAACGTAATAAACCGTTTTACCGTCCCGGTAAAGCTCGCCGATCATGGCGTCGGCTGCGTCAAGTTGCTCGCCCATCTTGTCCCAAGCGCGGTCCTCCGCTTTAACGCGGCGGTTGTCGCGCGCGTCCCATTCACGTTGAATCTTTTCGTGTTCGCTGAGTTTGTTTTTCATGACGCGGAAGGGATCGCAGAAAATGCCCCGCGCGTCAATCCCCAATTTTAACAATCAGCGAAAAAAGCGAAAAAAGACGGCAGCAAGGCAATCAGCGCCGCAGCCGAAACAATCAGCGGCGGCAGGATTGCCAGCGGGTGAACGTCAAACAAGATACCCGCAGCGACGCCCACGCTGCCAATCGCGGCAGCAACGCAAGCGCGCCGGTCGCGTTGGTTGCGTTTGCGCCGGTCATAGCGCCGGGCGGTTTCTTGAATATAACGAACTTCGTAGGGATTTACGGTTTTTTTCATGACGTTTTGATTTTGGCGTTTTCGATCTTGAGCGGTTCCCCGTTCAAAAATTGGCAAAGGGTGGCAAGCGCAAGCTGCCGCGAGTTTTTGGGCGACGGGAGGAAGATCAACCACGAAAGCGAACCTTCGACAAGTCGAACAGTTGCTTTGTAAACGGTCCCAATCCCTGCGCGTGCAGCGGTCCCGGTTGAATGGTATTCAATTGAAACAAGTTTCGTTTCAACCTTCTTTGCCCGTCTAAGCTTGAGCGCAAGCGCGCGTTGCTGAATTTCCGTTAGAGTCATTGGTCGAAGGTGTAATGTCTGCCGCAATCCGGGCAAGTTCCGATTTCGCCGGATAGCGCGTGCGGGTAGTCCTGCGATTCAGTTGGTCGCATGATTCCCATTTGCCAATCAACATCCAACCGAATCTTCCTTTCCACAATCAGCGGCTTACGACTTCCGCAGCCGCAGGATGCATCCGGCCCAAGTTCGACCGGCGGCGCGTCGGCGTGCTTTTGATTCTCCGCAAGAAGGCGCGTGACTTCCTCGCTGATTGTTTCGCGCCCTTGGGAAAGGCGCAACCTGTCCACAATGGCGCAAAGCGTTTGTTCTAGTTCGGAGAACGCGACCAGTTCGAAGGAATCAACCGCGTGATGTTTCCGAACGCGAACTTGAAACTTCCAATTGGAACGCGGACGAATTTTGACGGAACAACCGTTTTCCAGCAATTCCGCGATCAGCTCCCAAATCACCTTGTTTTGATGAATTTTCATTTTTTAACCGAATTAACCTTTTGGGCATTTTTTGGTTAACGCCGCAAACCGTTGAAAATAAAGGAATTATATAAATCTATTAACCTATTAACCTAATTAACCCTTTTTAGGGAAAAAATTTCGCTCGCCTTCCGCGCGCGCGTGAAGCGGCGCACGCGAGGGTTTCTGAATGGGTCTTTTTTCTTCAAAACTGGTTAACAGGTTAAAATCCGTTGTAAGTCGTTGAAAATCAGTTAGTTACACTGCTAACCCGACTGGTTAACGCTTGGTTAACAGGTTAACGCGACAGAACTGGCGGATTTCCGAAAAGGCCCATTCCCGCCAAATCCCTGCCGGAATCAACTTGCGCGCGCACGCTTGAGCAAAGCGACGGACGCGAACGCGGATTGCAAAACGGCATCCGCGCGGGCTGAATGTCAGATAAACCGCAATCGCGCGCCCGTAGCGCAATCGCTGGAATGCTCGCCGGTAGAACCGCAGGACAACCAAGGTTGCGCCGGGCCGGTATTGTGGAAACGCTGAAACGCGTTCGGATGGTTTGGTTTTCATGTTTAAGAAAGGTTAGCCGATGCTCACGGAATGGAATTTGCCCATTTCGTCAATCCAGCAATAAAACAATGAATCGAAAGCCACGCAGTAACCCGCGACGCTTTCAAGCGTCTTGCTAAGGTCTTCGGCGTTGGTTGCTTCGCCGTGGTCTAGATGACGGCGGAAAGCGGAACCCTTGGAAACGCCCCACGCAGCCCAAGGAAGATTTCCCGCCGCGCGGGTAGTGGCTGCGAATTCCTTCCAGTCGAATTTTTTCATAATGTTTTTAGGTTTGGAAATTAAGCAACAATCGAAAAAGCGTTGCGGCGGTTGATGGCGTTAAATTCCCGCATGATGGCTTCCGGCGACATGGCCAAAAGCATTTGCCGCGTAAACCCTGCCGCAAACATGACTTCAAGCGCGGCTTTGGCTTCGTCCACAAGGGCCGCAGGCGCGACAGGTGCGGCGGCTTGGGTTGGAGTGGGCGCGGGCGTTTGCGGGACCGTGGCGGGCGCTGGCGCGTGCATTGTTGGGGCCATGCTGAACTGACCAAACGGAAAACAGTATTCCGAACCGTCTTCGCGTTTGAAGACCTTCACGGTCTTGATTTCGCCGCAACCCAAATCAAGGGTTACGCGGGCAGCGGTCCGCTTGATGACGGTTGCGGTAAAGACGCAATCCGAATCGCAAGCCGAACGGGCGGAAAGGTTTTGACCGGCGGCGAAGGTGTTTGCTTGGTTGCTCATGACGCCGCAAAGATGTTTGATTTTTTCCCGATTGGCGAGAAAAAACTTCAACAATCTTTCAAAAGCCCGATTTTTCTAGGGCTGGCGGGCGCGTTACCAAGCCGGGCCGGGGTAATAAATCGGCGCTTTCATGCCGAATTCTGTTTGAAGCTGTTGGAGGGGGACCATTTCCAGAACCTCACGGCGGACCATATCGCCCAACAAATCAGCAAGGGCGCGAGTCGGCCCGCGCCGGTCGTTCTTGAAGCACGCCAAACGCCGCGCGTAGATCGTGAAAAAAGCCGCCGGGACGACTTGGGAAGAAAGAAGCGCCTTCGGGCAGCGATGGGCAAGGCGCTGTTTTTCCGTGAGCGTCTGGAAGTGGGCAAACAGTCGGCGAATTTCGCTTTCTTGTTTCGCTTCGCCGGTCCCAACGTCGCCCGATGAAAAGCGCCGCATCATGTCCCCAATTTCCCGGCGGATGATTCCAACCGCCCACAAGGCAACGCCCGCGTCAATCGTCGGCGCATGGATGTTGACGCCGACGGCAACCAGCGCCGCAAGCTTGAGCGCCTTTAGATGCGCCCGGTTCCAAAGTTCCGCCTCCGTGTCAATGGCGGTTGAATTGATCTTGAAATCGGCTTCGGCGTTGAGCTTGTCAAAAATGGCTTTTGCTTCGGCGCTCATCGAAACCGGGCAACAAGTATGATGCTGCGCCGTATTGACGGCAACCGTGACCAATTCGCCAAAAGCCTTGACCAGTTCAGGCGCGGGCGGATGGAATGCGTTTGGGTTCGGGTCCGGGCGCTGCCCGTGATATTCGATGATCGTAAAGCGCGGAATCAAACCTTCGGCGATATGCGAAACGTCCAGCCCGTTAAAGAATGTTTCCGGGGTCGATTCGCCCAAAATCGTAACGTTGGGCGCTTGGACTAGGCGCGTGTTTTTGTCGCTGTCGGAATAGACGCTTGAGCGAAGAACCTTTGTAAATCCGCTTTTGGCGTAAATATCAAGCAAGACCCGGCGCAGCATCAAAAGTGGTCCGGGCGCGTTGGGGTCGCAAATCTGTTGCAGCGTCAACCCCACTTCCCCAAGCACGGAAACGAAACATGGGCGCGAATCCAGAACCTTTACCAAGGCTTGACCCGACGCAAACGCAGCCGGTCCCATAAAGTCGTCAACCATCGGGATATTCTGGCGAACGGCTGCAACTAGATTGTCAATGCCGGTTGCCGCGCCTTCCTTTCCGCGTCCCGTCTTCGCAAGAAGCATAATATATTGGTTAAGACCCGTTCCGCTCACGTTGTAGGAACGCGCACAAATTCCGGCGCAAAGGGCGATTGATGCCGCAAGAGCGACTTCGGGAACCGGGCGAATTGCGCTTGAAAGAATGTAATCCGCAACCTGCCCAACCAACCCCGGCGGGAAGGAATACTTTGAAACAGGTTGCGAGAAATCCGGCACGGGTTCGGCTTCCGGCGCTGGCGGTTCGCTTTCGATTTGTGGCAATTGGGAAATGTCCACAAGGGGCGCTTCGCGTTGGCGAATGCGCTTCAAGCTGCGATTGATATAAACATCATTTCGCGTCGCCTTCGGTCGCTGGCCCAACGCCGTTTGTCGGAACATCCGGCGCACCTGTTCATTGCTGCGCGTATAAAATGCGAGCATTGAAATCAACGCAAAGTCGGCTTCCGATTGGGAAGGGTATCCAAGCGCGTTAAAGTTGCCTTCGCAAAGTTTAACAAACTTTTCAGCATTCCCCGCGCGCGTCGCCATCTTCCAGATTTGAGCATCTTCTAAAATCGGGTCTTCTTCGACCAGTTCGCCCGCTTCGTCAGTCAAGCGCCCCATCTGCGAAAACATCGCGTCAAGCAAAGGCTGACAGTCGGCAACGGGCGCGTTTTTAATCACGTTGCCCGTGAAGATCATATAACGGTCGCAAGAATAAATTTCCACCTTGTCCCGCCGCACGCCGCAAGGAATGGAACCCTTGACGACAATATGAACGCCGCGCCCGCTTTGGGAAACTTCCGCGTAAGTGTCGAATGCGTCAAAAATCGCTTGATGACGTTCCGCCCTTTCTTGCGCTAGCGGATAATCCGGGTCGGTTTCCAGAATGCGCGATTTCTGCCCTTTAACGTTGCGTTCAAACGGATCGTCCAAGTCTATCACGCAAAACGGATCGTTCCGCCCTAGGATAAAGCCGACGTGCCGCATTCCGGCTTGGATCGCTTCGGCGAATGTTCCGCCCGTTGTGGGGTCCGCTGGGTCCGCAAGTTGTCCGGTTCGCGGGTTGATGGGCTTTTTGTCGGAACCTGCCGCCACCCATTGCGGAAGGGCGCGCAGTTCTGCGGGAATATTTTCAATCATGTTTGCGGGTCTTAAAATTTCTTGCCGGTAATCGCTGAAATAAGGAGTTCGACGCGTTGAACCGACGGGGCTTTGATTTCTCCGGCCCGGAACTTTCTTAGCCACGAAATTGGAAGGCGCGTTGCAAGGTAAAGTTCTTCGAGGCTTCGCGCCTTGGCGAGTTCAAGGGCTAACGGATAAAGCTTGCCGCCGGGCAATTCTTGTTTCCTGATTTTTTTCTTGCGGCTGGGCATGATTTGGAAAATAAGGGTTCATCAATCCGGCAAGCAAGCCGAAAAATCACAACCCGCAAAACATGAGCAAGCCAACAACTCTAACGGAAGCCGAAGTTGAAAAGTTGTTTAATGAACTTTCCAACCTTGAAGAATGGGTTGACCCCAAACCGGACCCGACTATCTGGCCCCCGCGCGGATGGGAACCGCATCCAACGGAAGCGGGCTTGCTGGTCCGCGTTGTTACCGAAGACGACTTGCGCGAAGAAATTTTTGGCAGCGAACAAAAAACCGAATGGCTGAAATGGGCGCGCGCCCGGATTGAGGAAATCAAACGCCAGCTTGCCGAAACGTTTTTTCCGAAAGCCAAGGACGAAGGAACGCAGCGAAAGACAAAATGGGGCTTCGTGGTCATGCTCAAAACCGGCTTACAACGAAAGTTCGATTTGCCCGCGCTTGCGCCAGTCATCGAAGACGCGCAAGCCTACGCGAAGAAGAAAAAAATCAACGTTGACATTGAAACGAAAATTATTAATTGGCAACCGAAGCTAAAGCTTGCCGATTTCCGCGAACTTCCGGCGGACCTTCAAAAGCGCATTGAAAACGCGTTGATTATTACCCCGGAAAAACCCGTTTTCGAAATTACCCGCGTTCAAAGCGAAGATTAAAATTCAAATCTCATGAAAAATTTCCTTGTCTGTTTGACGCTTTGGGCGCATGGGTGGCGGCGCTGCAAATTGCGCGACGGTTCGCGCGGTTGGCGCAAACAAGTTTCGCAAAGCCTCATCCGTTCCGGCGGAACCGCATTCGCCCTTTCAAACCTCACGCGTCGCTAGAATGGCCATTGTTTACACAACCACCGATCAGTTGGCGATTGCCCACGGCGTCAAGGGCTGCATCTATGGCAACGCGGGAACGGGAAAAACCTTGCTTTGCGCGACTGCGCCGCGCCCGTTGATGATCCAAGCCGAAAACGGCACGCTTTCATTGACCCGCGCGAATATTGAAAGGGTTTTCGGGGTCGGAACGCCCGGCGTCACCTACTCAATTCCCGTTGCTCAAATCAAGACGGTTGAAGACTTTGAAAAGGTGTATAACGATCTTTTCCAGCCGCAAATCTGGCATTCGTTCGATTCGCTTTATATTGATTCGTTTTCCGAAATCGTTGAAGCGATTTTGAAACATGAACTTGCCACAAACAAGGACGGTCGGATGGCGTATGGCGAAATGGCGGAACGCGCGATTGAATGGTTGAAGAAGTTTCGCGACCTTCCCGGCAAGAACGTTTTTGCCACCTGCGAACAAGGGCTTTCCAGCGATACCGGCTTAATGGGTCCAAGTATGCCGGGCAAAATGCTGGATCGGAAAATTCCTTATTTGTTTGATGAGGTTTTGCAAATTTGCATCGGCGAAGACCCAACGACCAAACAACCATTCCGGTTCCTTCGCACGCAATCCGACTTGAAGAATTACGCCAAGGACCGAAGCGGCGCGCTTGATCCACGCGGCGAATATCCTTCTTTGACAAACATTATTAGCAAGATTTCCGCCGCTTCCTAGCGACTGAAAACCAAACCAAAAACAAGAAACCAAAAACAATCCGCAATTATGAGCGAAAAAAATACGGCGTTGACCTTCGACGCGTCCCAAGTTGAACCCCAGCGCCCGATGGATGTTATTCCGGCGGGCTGGTATTCGTGCGAAATCACGGACGCCGAAGTTGTGGCAACCAAGGGCCGCAATCCCGGAACCCGTGCCAACTTTACCTTTTCGGTATTGGTTGGGGAACACAAGGGCCGGAAGATTTTCGGCGGAATCAACGTCAAGAATTCCAACGCGCAAGCGCAGGAAATCGGGCAACGCGAGCTTTCGGCAATCTGCCACGCGACCGGCATTATTGCCGTCTCGGATCTTCGCGTTTTCATTGGCAAACAACTTCAAGTCAAAGTGAAGGTTCGCAAGCCAAGCGATGAGGAAGTTGCAAAGGGCTATGAGGAACGCAACGAACCAAACGGTTTCAAGGCGCTTGAAGGTGCGGTTTCGGCTGCCACCGGCCCGGCCCCGTTTGTTCCCGGCGTTCCGGCTGCGCCCATTGCGCCAGCCGCCCCGGTTGCTGCGGCGTTTCCGCCTGCCGATTGGGTCGCGCATCCAAGCGCCCCCGGCCATTACTACAAGGGGCGGGAAGTTTTGACCGAAGCGGAATTGCGCGCGCGCTTTGCGCCCGTTGCTGCCGCCCCGGTCGCGCCGCCTGCGCCCGTCGCGCCCCCGGTTCCGGCTGCGCCTGCGGTCGTTGAATTCCCGCCCGCCGGTTGGGTTGCCCATCCGTCCGCGCCGGGTTGGTATTACAACGCCGCAAACCCGGCGGAAATGCTCACGGAAGCCGATTTGCGCGCCCGTAGCGCCGCGCCTGCGGTTCCGGCCATTCCTGCCGCCCCGGCGCTTCCTGCGGTTCCTAGCGCGCCTGCCGCGCCTGCCGCGCCTGCCGTGCCAGCCGTCCCGGTTGCCGGTTCCGTCCCGCCTTGGAAGCAAGGCTAACCCCTAACCAAGCGGGGCGCGTTTCCCCCGGCGCGCCCCGCTTTTTTCTTCATTATCTAACTTTTTTTTTCGTCATGAACTCCGTTTCTTTGCCCGAAGGTTTCCGCCCGTTGACTGCTGCCGAGTGGTCGGGTGAAACTGCCATTCCTTCCGATTCCAAAGTTATTTTTTGGGACGAATCGCGTTGCGTTTGGATTTTAGCGCCGGAAGATTGGCAAAAACGCGCTAAGATACTTGCGCTGCCGACGCTTTACACGAATGCGCCGCTTGAACAATCTGCGCCGCCGCTTAACCTCAAGGGCTTTGGCATGGCGTCGGACGATTTCATTGCCAGCTTCAACTATCTTTCTTCTTTCCATCATGAAATTATGATTGGGAAGGGCTTTTGGAATGGCGAAGAAGCGGTTGAAAAAGCTTTGATCGAAGCCGGACGCGCGGACCTTGTGGAAATCACCCGCGCCGCATTTGACGGGCAAAAAATCGCCCTTCAAGCGTCGGAACTTTCGGAAGCCTTGGAAGGGCTTCGGCACGGTAACGGACCGGATGACAAAGTGCCGCAATTCAGCGCAGCCGAAGCGGAATTTGCGGACGTGATTTTGCGTTTGATGGATCACGCCCATAAGCGCGGCTGGCGGCTTGCTGCCGCCGTTGTCGCCAAGCTTCAAATGAACGCCACGCGCGCAGCAATGCACGGCGGCAAAAAGTTCTAACAATGGAAGCCATCGAATTTGACGGGGTGAACGCTCATATTGGGGAAGGACAGGCCCAATATAAACCGCTTCCGGCATTTTTTGGCCCAATTCCCGTAGGCGACAACGGGAACAATCTAGACGGGATAACTTGTTGTTTTAAGTTGTCGCCGGAAGAATTGGCCGAAATCAACCGAACCGGAGTTGTCTGGCATACCGTCTTGACCTTCGGAATGCCTTTGCAGCCGCAGCATATGACAGTTTTGCGTCCCAAATGGATTCCCGAATAATGAAAAACGTTCTTTCAAACATCGCGCAAACGTCGCCCGGTTTAACTGCTGGCGAATTCGAACGGATTTACCGGGCCAAGCATCCGTTAGGTTCCGGGCTGACTTCCGACAATATCCGGCAAGGGTTTGACCAATATAAACAACTTGCGCGGAAGATCGCTAGGAACGCCAAAAACCGTAAGCAATGAATATCAAAGTCAGCCGAGAATCGGAAGACGGTTTAGAACTTCGGGAATGGCATTTTTCGCTAGTTCCGGGTCGCGAAGACCAACTAACTTTCGAATTTCTGCGCTTTGATTTATGGCGGCGAAGTTCCGCAGCCGATGGCGTCCCGTGGGATTCCCCGCCGGACAAGTGGCGACCCATTGACTTGTTGGGGCGGTTTTCGATTAAGGAAAAGCCGGACGTTCCCCAATCGGTTATTGAGGAAGCAAAGCAATGGATTCTGTTAAAAACTAAGTTCAAAATCTGAACATTATTATGCAAAACACAAGACAAGCGGGCGGCGCTCATTACCGCAAAGGACGGGTTCAACCTTGGGATTTGATGCGAAGCATGGAAACCAGCGGCAACGCCCACGTTGACGGTTGCCGCTGCGCGATTATTAAATACGCGTTTCGCAAGAAGGGCGATGAACACAAAATGATTGATGATTTGCGGAAAGCGGCGCATTATGCCGAAGAAGCGGCGCAGGCTTTGGGCGAAATGCTCGCGGCCCGCAATCAACCCGAACTTCCGTTGACCGGCGGCAGCATGGGCGAAGGGGATATGCCGGACGATACTTGTTCAATTTGTGACGGCGGGCCGGGGAATAACTGCGCTTGTGTTTGCCCGAAAGCATGAAGGCGACGAAGACGCTTGCGGCAATAAATGCCAAGCTTGAAGCGACGCAGGACCGCAGCCACCGGGCGCACCTTGGCGCTTCCATTTTGGGCGGGTCATGCGTGCGCGCGGTTTGGTATTCGTTCCGATGGGCTGCCCGCGAAACGTTTTCCGGGCGGATGCTTCGACTTTTTAATCGTGGGGAACGCGAGGAAGCGCCTTTGTTGAACTACCTTAGCGCCATCGGCTGCAAGGTTTGGCCCATTGATCCGGCAACGGGTAAGCAATGGCGCGTAAGCTTTGCGAACGGACACGGCGGCGGGTCAACGGATGGCGTCGCGATGGGCATTCCTGAACTTGGGCCAAACGTCCCTTTTCTGATTGAATGCAAGACCCATAACGACGCCAGTTTCAGAAGCTTGCAAAACGAAGGGCTTTGCCAATCAAAACCGCAGCATTTTGGCCAGATGCAAATTTATATGCACGGCTTGGAATTGCCTGCCGGTTTATATATGGCGATTAATAAAAATGATGATGATTTGCATTTGGAAATTGTCCAGCCAAACCCCGGATTTGCCGCAACGTTGATTGACCGCGCGGAATTTGTGGTTGATGCGGATTCCCCTCCCCAAAAGATTAACAAAAGCCCCGGATATTATGTTTGTAAATTCTGCAAGTTCCGGGACATTTGCCACAATGAGGAATTGCCCGAAGTGAATTGCCGCACCTGCCATTTTTCCAAACCGATTGAAGGCGGGAAATGGTTTTGCGCGAAATACGGTTGCGAATTGAGCACGGAACAACAAAGTTTCGGCTGCCACGAATACAAATTGAAAGGCGGGTTTTTCGATTGATGAAACCGCGCGATTATCAAGCGGCGGCGGTTGCGTCCTTGTTTGAATACTGGACCAACGCCAGCGGAAACCCAATCGTTGCCCTTCCGACGGGAACCGGCAAAGCGTTGATTATTGCGGAATTCATGCGCCAAGCGTGGGCGTTATATCCGGGAACAAATATCATTTTGATAACTCACGTCAAGGAATTAGTTGAACAAAACTTTGCGACTTTGTTAAAGGTTTGGCCGACTGCGCCCGCTGGCATCTATTCCGCAGGATTGGGGCGAAAAGACATAAACCGCCCGCTTACCTTTGCGGGCGTCGGTTCATTGTTAAAGGCGGCGCATTACTTCAAGCCCGATTTAATCCTTATTGATGAATGCCATACAGTCAGCCCCAAGGAAACGACAACTTACCGAAAGTTGATTAACTTTTGGCAGGCGCAAAATCCGTTCTTAAAAGTCGCGGGGCTTTCCGCAACGCCGTTTCGATTGGGGCAGGGAATGCTTGTTGAACCGGGCGGGATTTTCTCGGATATTTGTTTTGATATGACCCAAAGGGACGCGTTCAACTGGTTCCTTGAACAAGGCTATTTGAAACGACTTATCCCAAAAGCAACGGCGACGGAATATGATATTTCCGGCGTTCATATTGCAAAAACCGGAGATTATAACATGGCCGAATTGCAAGCGGCGGTTGACAAAGACGCTTTGACGCGTGCCGCCGTTGCTGAAATGATTGCGACAGCGCATGACCGCGAACACTGGTTGATTTTTGCCGCAGGCATTCAGCACGCCGAACACGTCGCGGCAATCTTGGTTGAAAACGGAATTTCTGCGGTTTGTGTTCATTCGAAAAGCGGCGAAGCGCAACGCGACGAAGCGGTTGCCGCTTTCAAAGCCGGGAAGATTCGCGCGCTAGTTAACAACGGATGTTTTACGACCGGATTTGATGCGCCGTTTATTGATATGATCGGCGTTTTGCGGCATACGACTTCGCCGGGGCTTTGGGTCCAGATGCTTGGCCGGGGAACGCGCCCCGTCTG